AACGGCTTGCGCTACGCCTTCCATGGCCGCCGTCTTGAAGTATTCGTCGCGGATCTTTAAGTTACTGTGGAGGGTTGTTGCCATTGGTTGTTATTCAGGCTCCTATTTCCTGTTTGATTTTGGCTCTAGTGGCCTCGTGCCCGTGTTCCGCTTCGTATGCGAGCTTTTCGCCGCGCTTCATTTCCTTCCACGGCTTGTCCTTCGGGACGGCCGGCAATTTCGGGCCGGGACCGTCATTCACGCCGCGGGCCTTTGTCGATGCCAGCAATGACTTATCATCACCGACTAAAATGCTCATGGCTTCGTCAAAGTCTGCGACCTTAGAAGGATCTTTCCGTGAATAGATCGGCTGCTCACCGACATAGCCAACTACCCCGCCATTCTCTGGCTTGAAGTGGTGGCCATAGATTTTTTGCGCGTGCTCCGGGTGCTCCCGGTAGGAGCGAGCCATCTTCTCCCGTATCCACTTAGACGTTCTGAAAGCCTGCCCTACGGTGAGACTTTCAATCTCGTCGCGAGTTTCTCCCAATTCGCCGGTCACGGTGTCTAGCTGGCTCTTTAGCCCTTCGTTTTCCGCCGTGAGACTGGCTACCGTATGCTGGATTTTGCTTGCATCCGCATCTTCACCAATCACAGACCGAAAAGCTATTGCCTCGCGTGCGTCTTTCGGGTCGATGCCTTTGTAGGCGTCCATTTGGCGCTGAATGGCCTTATGGTCATTCATAGCCTTGTCGCGGTCTTCGCTCATCCGCTTAACGTCCTCATAAAGCCGTGGCACGTCAATAGGCCGGTCCCTGCCATCGTCTAGGATGTAAACGGGCTTGTCGTCGTCGAAAACCGGTTGGCCGTCTTCGCTCTTTTTTAGCTTCATTACAGACTCTCCCTGCTCAGGATTTGTTAGAAGCCGGTAGCCGCGGGCCGCCCTGCTCAGCCGACCCGCTGACTAGATTAGGGGCGCACGTCCCGCCCTGCTCGGCCGAGATAGCGCCCATCACATGCGGTTTCAAAACAGTACCGCGGTTCACTTCGGTGTCGATTATACACGCGCCGTTAGATGTGGGGCAATTATATTAAATTGCTTGCGTTTTGTTGGGTGCGGTGCTAGCGTTTATTGAGTGTGGCTTTACATACCGCCATCAGCCTCTGTACCGGCGTCGGAATGCTCGACCACGGAGTCAGCCTTGCTTACGAAGCAACAGGCCGAACGCTTGTCCCGCTCCTGTACGTGGAAAAAGAAGCCTTCCGCGCCGCGAATCTGGTCTGGCAGATGGAACAAGGCATCTTGGCTCCAGCGCCTATCTGGAGTGACGTTAGAACCTGTGCAGACAGAGAATGCTCTGACAGACTTCTGCTTACGCGTGGCCGAGCAGTTGCTTTCCCGGTCGACATCCTCTTCGGCGGAATCCCCTGTCAACCCTGGTCACAAGCCGGGAAGCGAGCCGGACACGACGACGACCGCGACCTATGGCCCGCAACACTTCGAGCGATTGAAGTCTATCAACCCCGCCGCGTGTTCGTGGAGAACGTTGCGGGACATGCTGCACGAGGCGGAACCGAGCGCGTTCTCACAGACCTTTGGGGAATGGATTACAGGGCTACGCCGGGATGCTTCACGTCGGCTGAAACGGGCGGAGGCTTCAAGGGGTTGCGAGTATTCATACTGGGCGAGACCAACCGAAAAGGAGTCAACCGGGAGGGCATACCAATACTCTGGTGGCAACAAATAGAGGCCGGCGCTGACGCTAACGGGTCAGGCTTGGATTTATCATCTCAACACTACACCCCGGATAGGGGTAACGTCCTATACCGAGAGGCTTCGGGATGCAAGCCTTCTCAAAAACCCGCGATTGAATCCGAGGTGGTTAGAGCGCCTGATGGGCTGGCCGGTTGGTATAACGAAGTTTCAGCTATCGGAGACGGAGTGGACCCACTGGCGGCGGCGTACGCTTACCTCTCTCTTGAGGCTTGTCTGTGCTGATTAACCCCTACTGTTCTAACCGGGGCCACCTGTTCGAGGATTTCAAAGAACACTTCGAGCGCCGCGAGATCTGGCCGCCCGGAGTTGAGGTTAAGTCCTCAGACAAACCGCTAGATGCGGACGTGCATATCTGCATACGGTCGAGTGAGGCAGGGGCAGCGCCGAGTGGATCGCCAGGAATGGCACCACGCTTGCTCGTACAATTCCATGACTTCAAGATGCGGGGTTACGAGCGTTGGCAGCATCGGGCCGATGGATTCGTTTTTGTCCATCACCGGCAGCTAGAGGAATTCCCCGGCGCGCACGGATACGCGACGTTCCCGACAGAGCGCTTTCTGTATCGCCCCATCGGCGCCCGCAAAGAGTTTTTCAGGGATGCAAAACCGCCAACAGGACCGCGCCCACTCTTCGGATTCGCCGGCCGAGACTACCCGCATAAGAACCGCAAGCTGTTCTATGAGATATGTGAGGCGGCTAATGCCGTCCCGGTGGTCACCGACAAGATAGACAGCCCGGAGTTTTTCGACGGCCTCACGGCGCTAGTTGTCACCTCAGAGCCCGAGCCGGGGCCGCTCTGCATCTATGAAGCGTGGGCAATGGGGGTACCGGTGCTTTGCACGCCGCGCGAGTTTGACAGAAGCGTGATGGCGAACGAAGGCTTCGTCAATACACCCTGTTCGGCCAGTCGTGCGTACCGGCTAGGCCACCTGCGACCCAACCCCCGCCGCGCCCTCTGCGGCTTCAACCAAGACGACTGGATTACTCAAAACCTGCTGTTTGCTAAGTGGGTGGCGCGTTGACGGATATGAATCGACTAACCGCCACCGATTACTGGGAGATGGCACTTGGCATGGCCCGCTGCAACAATGCCCGCCACTACCATTTCCAAACCTACGTACCCAAAAAACTGCGCGAAGACTTTACCCGCCTCGCGGCAGCCAATGATTATGCTGTCGAGTACCGCAAGCGAGACACGATAATCTCCCTAGACCACGACAGCCAGTCCCAGGGTCTAACAAACAAGGGGCTATCGGCAAACTAATGACGCTCCCAAAATGGCAACCCGGCACCAGTCACGACACAAGCCCATTCCCACCCATCCGAGACCACCTAGCACATAAACGATACGACAACTTATTGGGCGCCGAGGTGGGCGTATTTCGCGGCGAAACTGCGCGCAAACTACTAATACACTTCCCGCGGCTGATCTTGCTATGCGTCGATAACTGGGCGGTCAACAGCCTCACCGAAGAACCCATAGAGGACATACAGGCAGAGGCGCGAGCAAGCCTCTACAAGTTTTCTAACCACGATTCCCGCGCGACGCTGTTGGAGCTAGACTCATTAGAAGCCGCGCGCCGACAGACTGACTCCACATTCGATTTTGTCCACATAGACGCAGACCACACCAAGCCGGCAGCCCTGGCCGATATGCTCGCGTGGTGGCCTAAGCTGAAATTAGACGGGGTGCTATTCGCTCACGACTACAACCACCCCAATCCTATGCAAGGGTGGGATGTGGCCGGCGCCGTCGCTGAATTCGTAACGGAATGTGGCTCTCGATTGCAACCGCTGAGACATGCGGTAGACGGGTTAACCTGGAAATGCTGGAGACACCTTGACGGCTGAGTTTTTCCTGGGCATTGGCGTAGGCCTGTTTACCGGACTGCTAGCCGGCGCTTATCTCGTATATCGACTATCCAAGGCGGTGTTTAAGTTAACCGTTGCCGCCGTTAAAGAAACGCTACAAGAGGAGCCGAATCCATGGCCACCGAAAGATTAGAAGCCTATAAGGGTATTGTCTTCACCTTCATCCAGGTTATAGCCATGCTCTCGGCAATCGTCGGGTTTGGCACCGGGCAAATATCTACCGCGGAGTTTTGGCTGGTCGTGCTTCTGGTAATAATTGCTGCCAAATGAGCCGCGTTATCTTCGTAGCGGGCACCGCCTCCAGCGGCACGTCTTGCGTTGCCTGTGTCCTCCATCACCTCGGGGTAGATATGGGACGGTTATGAACCGGCCCGGAGTGCGCGGCTATACAACCTATGAAGACGTGCGGCTGCACGACTTCATCATTCAGCGCGAAGTGCACTCGCTGTTAGACCGGCGTTTCGACCTACCTGGCTACCTTCGTATGCGGCGCAATGAAGGGTGCCCGCGCGGACGCGCCGGCTTCAAGCACTCCCCGCTTTGCTGGCTCGGGCACGATCCAGCGACGCTACCACTCGAAGTTCTCAGAGTCGATCGGCCGCTAGAGGCCTCCATCGCTTCAGATACCGCCAAGGCCGACGCGATAGACCCTGGACGCTCATATGCACAGCGTATCCAGCGCGTTGCCGAGGTCGCCGCTGCATGGCAAGCCGCCCGCGACTTGCAGCCCAAGTGCTGGCATATCGCCTACGACCAGCTCATAGACGAACCCGAGCAAAGCGTGCTCTGGATAGCGTCATGGCTGCGGCTCACGCCAACGCCCGACCAGATACAGACCGCGGTCGACTTCATCGACCCCGAGCTGCGGCACTTTTAATTGTGCCGCTGCTTTATTGCTTCTTTCTTGTCGGCGTCGGGTCGCCGAATGGAAAGCTCCAGAAACTCAAAAAAACGGCTATCATCCAGGGGCTTTTCCGCTGGCGCTAGAAGCGCGCGTAGCTCATTCCCAGAGAGGCCGCGAGACTTCTCCACATCGCGTTTACCCATTCGATTTTCTCCAAATCTGATCCAAATGTGCCCGCCGCCTTGAGTCGCTCATATTCTAACAGAAAAGGGGTCAGTTCGTTGCGCAATTGTGATAATCCCGGCCAGCCAAGCTCGCCTGGCCGCATAACATAGGTCCTCGTTTCAGTTATGGCGCGCATCTCTCCCAAGGAATGCTTGATCGCAGCCTGTATGTCTTGCGGCGAGAATGGGGCGCCGTTTGGGTGATTGTGCGTAATAATTCCACCCTGCAAGCTTTCTAGCATCTCCCTTGGCAAAGTTACCGCAGTGCGAGTCCCAACCCCATGCCCCAATATCGAACCGTCGGACGATATTGCTAAGAAATTCTCTGCACCCTCCGACCTTACCCCCGACTCAAACCACCGTAATACAGATTGACTGTCGAGTGATAGCGAAACGTTCTCCACCAGTCGCCCGGGGAGACCCACCTCTCGTAACGCATCTGAGAAGGATATATCTCCAAGAATAACTCTGCGCGCACGCTCTTTCCCGAGCATCTCCTCTAATTCTTCTGGGGTCCACTCGCGCTGCGCCGCCCACTCTGCCCACGTAACCTTGTCCGAGACTTGGCCGTCCATAGAGGCCCGCGTGCGGCCGTCTATCTCATCAGCGTCTATACCCAGCTCTTTCCACGACTTCAAAACCGAGGTTTGCCCCGACCGGCAGTTGTAGTGAATGCGGCCCGGTCCCTCGCCCCATTCGTAGCTATGACCGATTGGCTCTTTGTCTACCGTGTACGCCTTGCCATCTCGCGGGATGCAAAACTCTATGGTGGTCCGCAGGTCGAGAGTCGATAGCCATTGATAGGCTTTTATTACCCCGTCCTTACCAGCGTTAGCATCAAAGAATTTCTCGCGCGCTGTGTTCATCGTATGCTTGGTGGCTGTATCAACGATCGTCCGAAGATGCGCGCGACTGATGCCCTTTGTTTGTTGCATCAACAACCGCACAACCTTATCCACCGGTTCGCCGGCTATAATGCCCTGTGCAATCATCTCGCGTAACTCTGATTCATAGCGCCGCATGGCCTGCGCCACCAGCGAATTGCGGCCAGTCGCGGCGAAGTATTCAGATAGTAGACCGCCCTGGAATGCCGTATCGTCTACGATCTCTGCCCATACCGTAAGCGGCACCAGGCCATAGCCCAGCTGCAAGGATTGGGGTACGTTGTTCTCTAGCATTCGCACCAGGTAATCCTGCTCCGCCGCGGCCAGTTGCTTCAACTCCGAGGCCATCCGAACACCGATAGCCCTGTACGCTTCAGCCATTAGCGCCCGCACCTCGGCAAGCTGCCGGCGAAGCCGTAGCGTGGTAAATGGCCCGGTGTCAAAGCCGAGTATCCGCGCCTCTAGGATGCGCCGTCGCAAGTCTGCCGCGAGACGCTTCTCCAATTCGATCAGCATCTCTAGCGCGCGCTTTACCTGGCGCGAGGCTAGGCGTTGGATGCCGACTTGACGGGCGATTAAGGCGTCGCGTAACCGCTCATTTACCGTAGACACTCAGCCGCACGCTTACTAACCTACCCACAGCAACCGATTGGGCACGCCCTGCGCTCCCCCGATTTCGTCGGGAGTCATTCGGTCGATCAGAAACGCCTTTAATTCTGCCTGATCTAGCGCCGTGTTCCGGCTCCAGAAAACCGCTGCAGCCCCCGCCACATGCGGGGCCGCCATAGACGTACCAGACAAGACTCGTTCACCACCACCGCGCCAGGTAGAGGTAATGTCTACGCCTGGCGCAAACCCATCGCAGCATGGCCCTTGATTGGAGAAGAACGCGCGCCCATCTGATTTGTTGCTGGCCGCGGTCGTAAATGCCGGTTCAACATCGGCCGGCGTTGCCCCGCACGCGCCTTGGTTATCATTGCCAGCCGCCACGGCATGAAACACACCCGCCGCTGCACTCTTGCAGTAGCCGCGGCGTAGCGATTGGCTGTTAGGCCCACCCAGCGAGCTATTAGCAACACAGCGCCAGCCATTGGCTACACATGCCTCGGTCAAGGCGTTTACTCCGCGAAGCACCGTAGCATCTGAACCGCGGCCCGCATCGTCTAGGACCTTCGATACCCATATGCTTGCCTCGGAGGCTAATCCGTAGATTTTGCCGGCTGCCGTCCCGGTAACGTGTGTCCCATGTCCGTGCCCGTCACCGGGACCGAAGGCGGAGAATCCACCTATAACGCGAGCAGCATAGTCGGGGTGAAACGGCTCGCCGGGCCCTAGCGTGTCGATAACGCCAATTACGACGCCAGCCCCGAGCGGCCCCGCGCCCAAATCTATCAATCCGTCTACGTCACCTCTGTCTGTCGTGACGCGATCCAGGCCCCAGGATGACACAGCCTCGCCCTCTATCGGAGAGACGTACTTGGGCGTTACCCGCTCAACAAATAGCACCCGGTTGTCATCACGCGCCCGTTCTATTGCGGCCTTGTCCATCGTGGCTATTGCCTGATCTAGCGCCGCCAACGGCTCCACGTTCTGAGCGCCCCATGACTGCACCGCGCCGCTTATCGCCGCCGCCCTGTGCACCGCCGCGACACCCACGACAGGCCGTAAATTCACGATATAGGTGTCCTCGCCGCTTGCAGCAAACATCGCTTGCTTGAACAGAGGCGCCGTGCCCTTGGCTGATGCCTCTATCGCGTCGTCTATTTCGTCACAAGCTGGCTTGCCATCGGGGCAACCATTCGCGCCGAGAAGAAACACGGCTGTTAAGCAGACCCCTAGAAGCTTGGCCGCTCTCATTTACTTGTTCCTCTTTCGTGCTTTCGGGGCTGGATAATCGCGCTGCTTCGGTAATCCCGGTGCCTTCTGTGCCTGCGCTTGCTTCTCTGCCAACGTCTCGGGGGCTATCTCAACGGCCGCCCTAGCCGCCTTCGCCTCGTCAGCCTTCCGAGCCAATGCGACGGATAGCGCCGTTGCGGAGGCGACATTCTTGGCCTCACGCCCAATCTTGAGATGCAGGGTCCAGCCCAGCGCGCCGATAATCGCCAGCACGCCCCCGATAATGGCGTCTAGATGCTCCACCAGCATATCGGCGTCTAGATCGACAATCCCGAATGCGGCCAATAAGCCGACAAGCCCGGTAATCGTTGAGATAATCCTGGTTTTCAAATCTTTGAGTGGCTCACCCATTCCTGTGTCTCCTATCTTGTGTCTATGGCTTCGACCCGCTCCGTTACTGCAACAATTGAGCGGTTATACACCGACCAGCTAATCCCCAGATGGCCCACGACGTAGTGCTCATCGCGCCCCGCGGTCGGGAACATGTTTGAGGGATCGCCTGCACGCTCAGCATCCACCGATACAGGGACAATGTGATGCACTTCCTTGGTGGGCTTGCCAGACCACCAAGACTCAGGGTTATCTTGACGGAATGCCCTCATGGCCTTCGTTACTGCCCATGATCGGCGCGCGTTGCGCGTTACCCATGACGGGTTGCGACGAGCAAAACCGGCCCACTCGAAAAGCCTCACAACTCGCCCTCTGATGCCTCTACCACCTCTTCCGGCTCCCAGTGATCCGACGCGTGGCCGTGTCGCTGAGCCTCACTAATCAAAAACTCATCTGACAGCCCGACCCCTAGCGCCTTCATCTCCAGCAACAGCTTGAAGTCTGGCTTTCCGGCTAGACCCTCGAAAACCTCTTGGTTATAACTCAAAGTTGGGGCGCCCTCTAATCCTTTCCAGGCCGCCGCCCAGTTAATGCACCGCTGCATAGCAGACAACCACTGAAGCGCCCACGCCTGAAGCCGCGATAGCTTCTGCTTTTCATCCCGCAGTATGGACGTAGCCAGCTCGCGCCCCGAGGCACGCTCGCGAAACGGCGCCATTGCCGCAAACCGCATGTGCGCTTCTAGCTTCTCCAGATCCTCCAGTGCGATCTTCGCGGAGTCGAGAGGATGCGCGAGCATATCCATGCGCCCCTCGGATGATGCAAACGCGAGGATGCGATAGACCCCAAACTGCTGAGCCGTTACCGCTTCCGGCTGCACACCCCAAAAGACTGGCATGGATACCGAGGCCATTTCTACCGAGTTGTCGAAATTCGCCTTTTTCCGCCAGTGCTGCCGGTTCATTCCTGCGAGCGAATATAGCTCTGGTAGTGAAAACCAAAACTGGCTTTCTCCCGTGGGCATGTCGACAAGGGGAATGTCCGTGAATTTCTCCGCCGCCGTTGTTGGCACTTCCGCCTGCGATTCATCCTCGGCCAGTGAGAAATTGCCCTTACCCTCTGGATCTTCCCAAATCTCAGAGGTAAAGGCTCCGACAGTACCACGACGCAACACAACGATGCGCGGGATCTGAGTCGTTAGCCAGTTGCCGTCTGGCTCTTCGCGCGCCGTGATGTATCGCACGCGTTCCAACACTTCGACACCTGCAGCGACGGTCCCGCGCGCTTCAATTACCCGGCCGCCCTCTATCTCTAAGAGCGTTGGCTCCTCCGCATCCGGCGCTACGTTCACTAGCACTGACGTTAGCCCATAGGCCAATGAGCCAGTGGCGGCCGTCCGTGCAAATAGGGTCAGCGGTGTCCCGCGGCCGTCGACGTTCTCCGACCACTCGCGCATCTCGGCATTGTCAGCGTCAGAGATACCCTCATTAATGTTTAGCTCGATATTCTTACCAAACACCTGGTCGACCATTCCAGTGATGCTTGACTTATAGAACGGCACCAGTTCCGCAGCATCCACACGCGCCTTGTATTCGTCCGTCTCCTCCCCCTCCCACTGCGGTAGGTATTTCTTCTTAGCCGCTCGCATGGCCGGCGACTCGCCCCACAGATCGCGTGGCAGTTCTCGCCAGCTCTCCATCACGGACCACTCGCGCGACGGCGTATTAACTGAGTCCGTCTGCTGAGTGATGGCGCCGATCTTCGTCTGCGGCGACTCGATTAACCACTTCTCGTTTACATTTGGGAGTATCTGTGAGGGTGGATCTGCGCTCATCATCTCGCCTTCAGTTTTACCAGTCGCGGCCCAATCCGCACTGGCTGTTGCATCGGTAGCAGTCGCATTATGCCATACCCCAGCGCGGTGGTGATGTGCTGGAATTTAGTCACTTCTTCGATGTACTGCGCGCCGCCCTTAAGGCGCGTTGTCTCGAGGCCCTTTATCAGCGTCTTGCATCGTGGGTGAATCTTGACCCGGACGTCGCCGGCCGCATTTTTCAGTGCTGCGTTAACCGTGTTGTGACGGTCGCGAATGGGCGGATTGGCTGAGGGCACGTCCTGCGCTATGTAGCCACGCTCTGCGAGGATCTGATAGTCGGTCTTTTTGCTGCGGGTGTCTCGCGCCTTGCCGGCTGCGTCGCCGTAGATCTTAACCGCGGCCTTGTCTTTGTCGTAGCCGCGTGCCTCGAATTCGTTAATGGCGTCGTGTGTGTCGGCGGTTTCAATCACGATTTCATCCACGATATGCAGCTCTGGACGTAACCGCTCCTCAAATCTTCCGTTGCGCAGATGACCGATACAAGACGACATGGGCGCACCGTCTGCGATGTTGAAGTCCAGCATCCACAGCAGGGGCAGGGCCTCGTCGTAATCGGCCTCCGGGCTGACATTGTGCGGTCCAAAGGCGTGATAAATAAGGCCGGTCTCCAGCGAAACCCAGCGCGGCAACGGGTCACCTACCATGCGCTGGAATTGCCGCTTAGAATACGTTGCGCGCATGTTGTCTATGTAATCTACCGGCAGGTTGGCCGCGTTCTCCGACGTGCCGGCATACAACACCTCCATGCGCTCGGGGTCGTAGCCCTCACCAGCGAATACCTCATACATCCATGAGTCCGGATCGTCTAACGTCGTCGTTAACAGTCCGCGGTTTTGTTCGACTCGGCGGTCCCGTGCTCGGGCCTGTGTCACGTTCCAGGCCTCGCGCGGTGTCTGCCAAACTTCATCCAGCCAGTAATCCGCAATCTGCATTCCCGATATGTCCTGGTAGTTGTTCATACTACGAACTTTGATGCAGCGCCCCTCTAGATAGATATTCGTTGGACCATAACCCTTTGGCACATTGTCCGGGCTAAGATGGCAACCGAGCCGATGCCAGAGCGCATAGGCGCCGGCTAGGGTCGAGTCATAGACCTGCGGATAACTGTTGGCCGCAATCATAAACCACGGCGAGGCGTCAGGGCCGCGGTCGTCTACAGGATAGGAATTAACCCTATTCAGTGTCCACAGGGCGCCCGTCTCCGTCTTCCCATAGCCGACACCAGCGCCGAGAAATATTATCGGCTTGTCCGAGGTGAGGACGCGGATTTGTGCGGGGTTGGCTTCGTAGCGAAGGCGGCGCTTCTCAGTCGCTATCGGCTGCATCTGGCTTGTCAGCCTTCGCCACAATCTCGATAGTTAGCGGGCGGCTGTCTAGCTTAGCCTCTATTTTAGAAGCCGTTAACCGCGGGTGAGCGTATTGCATAAGCGTTTTGGCGGCGTCAATTCGCAACGCCACGGGATTCTCTGGCCCGATGAATTCCAACAAGACGTTTACCGGGTCCTCTTCCGTTCCGACAAGACGCTCGCGCAGGTCGGACGTTCGCTTGTTCTTTGAGCCCTTCGGGCGACCAGCGCCGGGTCGCGCACCGCCTCGATTCTTTGGATCACCCACGGTTTTGAATACCCTAAAAAAAGATTTTTACCGATTCATTTTTCAAGCGGGCGAGACCGGCTGCCGAGGCTTCGGATTGGCATAAGGACTGTGAGACGTTAAGCAGAGAAAGGATGGAGGAAGGGTTAGCATCCAGTCCCGCCCTGCCGATGATTGTAGCACAGGCGAAAAAACACCCCGCTGCAGGACCAGAGCAACGGGGCGACCACGAAGAGGAGAGAGCTTCTCGCGCCCAGCCCTCTCAAGGAAATTCTAGCATAAAAAGGTTGGCGCCCCAATCGTTTCTGATCGGAGCGCCGGGGGGATGGCAGATATAGGGGTAGCTGCCGGTATGGACTATAGCATGCCGACTCATTTTGGTAGCCACCCCTACCTCTAGATACAAAAGCCCCCCTCCCCTGTAGTCTCCCCCCGCCCTCCCCCGCCCACACCCCACCCC